TTGTTTATTTTCATTTTTCTTTTTAGCGCAAGTTTGATAAGATTGAGCAGAATTAACTGCAAATCTGTTCCACGTAGAGTGTAATAATACACCAGTGTTAAAGTTAATTGAAGCAACTACTGAGAAGAGAACATGTAATGGAATGACATACTTAGGCGCCCCAAGATCAATTTCAGAATTTGCGAAGTCTATGGCTGCTTGTACGACACCTACTTCTTTGGCTCTAATAGCTTTTTCAACTTCTTCTTCGAACGGAATATCATTGATTATTTCAAAATTAGTGGGTTCTTTTTCATTATGACCTAAGGCTAAAAGCCCTTTTTGAAAGATTTCACCAATTAAAAGGTAAGGGAAGGAATTAATATCAAGACTCAAATAAATGTCTTCTTCAAGTTGCAACACGGCTTCATAGTCGATTCCGTATCTTTCCTCAAATGAGACATATGTATTCATGTCAGGATAATCCGCTGGTCCATCGTTGTACCCAAGTTTGTACTCCCAGGTTGGGTCAACGATTTGTTTAATGTTGTTTTTCTCGGAACTATCTATGATGGCTCTTAAAATCGCTCCTAAAATTGGAACATGACCACCACTTGGTAACATGCTTTTGGCAGTGCCATATAAAATTCCCTTGAATTTCTTAGAGGGGTGGTTGTTATGGTTTTGACCAAATTTCGCTAAAGTGCGAAAAGGATCAAACCCAAATTTGAGGCCATTACCAACAGGCCAAAACCAGCCGCTACAAAACCCCACCGTCGAAATATCCTCATGTTCAATATCTTCAACTTTTAACCCTAGTTTTGTATAGAATTCAGTGGTCAAGGTTGAATTTAATTTCTCACTTGACCAAACAACATTATCATCACCTTGATATAGACCACCAGTTTCACATCTCTCTGAAATTAGATTTTGTGCTCGTAACCATGAAAGATTAAATTTTGTTATGAGCATGTTGAGTAAAGAATTGAAACTACTGGTCCATAAATCTCCTGATCTACGACCATAGTCAGCTTTGTACTGCAACCCAGACCTGCTCTTACCGAACACATCAAACCAGTGTGAAAACAACCACAGAAATTCATTGGGAATGGTTGTTAAGACTGTGTTTAAGAAATCTACTTCAATTTGTAGAAAACCTTTATGCATGCTGCCATCCCAATTGGAAACATCTCTCTCATACTTCCAGTGGAAGTGATCAAGCTTCTTAGCAAAATCACCACGTTGTTGTGCGTTCATTCCTGAAGAGTAAACATGTTTTGAATCTTCATTCATTACATTTTGTTTGATATAATCACTAACTTGCGTGAAATATGGATAGAAGGTAGCAATTACACAATCTGATCTAGACCAAATCATTCTTGTTTTAAAAGAATTTGTGTCTTTGTTGAAATAGGTTTCTGATTTGACGAATAAATTTGACCAAGCATCCTCTTCGGTTAATCCTCGTTCATAAGCTTTCATGAGTTGTATCG